TCTTTTCCGCCGGGACCAAGTCTTGGCTCTTTTATTGTACTGTTAGTGACTATGTATCTACGGGATGATTTTTCCATTGTGTCCTCCGATATAAGAAAAATGAGGTGGCCGAAGCCACCTCTTACCAACTTAAGGTGTTGGAATTGGGTTTGGAACAGATAGTTCGATTTTGGCAGCAGATTTGATGTTACCGAAACCTTCAGCAATGTATTCCCAAGTCTTCCAAAGAACCAAGTCAGCTTCTTTCTTGATCCAAAACTTCACGTCGTTAAGGATGAAGAAGTTACCTAGGTAAGCTGGCTCAGTGAAGGCCCAAATTTCACCTGGAAGAAGGATGTCGTGCTTATTAGTCACAACAAGCTTTCTCTTAAGGATTGTTTGGTACTTGTAGCCGTCAGAAGTAATTTCTGATGCTAGTGGGGAACCGATTTCAGTTGCTGGCTGAATCATCCAGTCGTCATAATCAACTGTGTTCATAAGAACGCAGCCTACTGACAATTCGTCGAAATCGATCATTTTGAAAAGAGCTGTTAACTCTTTTCTGTCTACAGCAGTTGCTGCAGATGCAATTCTCTTGCCTGTGATACTGACAGCCGCTTCTGCGTACTCGATGAACTTCTCGTCTTCAACACGCTGGATGTCTTTGACAGAGTTTTCTTCGATTACCTTAGTTACGGGATAATCGTAAGCAAGTAGTTCGCCTTCAGTCTTTACAAACTTCTCAGATTCGATCTTGAAGAATGGAAGAGCATAGCGCTTGCCTTGGATGTATCTTTCATCAGCTTCAGAAGAGAAGTTGACTGCTTTTGCCTTAGACTCATGCTCGATGTCTACGATCTTGATTAGTGTGTCATGATCGGTGGATCGGGTAAGGTCTGCTCTAGTTACAGATTCTGGTGGAAGGATTCTTCTTGCGAAACCAATCTCACGAATCTTACTTCTTACAAATGCTGCTCCGGCTGCGGCAGTTTTCTTCATGCCGTCTACGGAGTCCAATCTCTCAATGAAGAGATTGTTGAATGTTTGGGCGTCTAATCCGTCATAATTCATTATTTAGTTCTCCTAGAATGATCGTTGTTAAAGCCTGCTCACTAGTTCTCGTTAAAGATTAGGGAAAAGGAGCCGCGTATCCGCCTTTGGTTTCATAAATTAGGTAATCAGCATTTGCCTCAATTACCTGACCAAAAACTGGATCACCACCGCTAGCAACACCGACCAATTTACTAGCCTTAACTGTCAACTGAGTCCCTACTGCGTAAGTACCAGCATCAAACTTGTTAGACTTCACAACAAGGTCAGAAGCCATAAAGATCGTGCACTGACCAGTGGCCTTTGCATCAAACCGATCGTTTCCAGAGAATACCAAATAGGTATTCGGCACTGCAGAAGCGCCAGGCGCTTGTAATTCACCGTCTGAGTTTAAAACAGCCCAATCACCCATGACGAAACTTTCGCCTTCCTTGAATGGCTTGTCAACTCTGTGAGCGTTCTCAAATCCTCTCAAAACAGAAAGCTTAAGCTCTTCTGTAGTGAGATCCTCTTGAACAGGAACAGTCCTGTTGTCGGAGATTGCTACAATAGTCATGTTTAGCTCCTTAAGAAAATTGTTCTTCTTCACTTAGGATATCGGATTGGAACTTTTCAGAGGGGGTTTGAGGGCCACTCAGATCGATACTACTGTCATCGATCGCTCCTAACTTCTCGTTCCCACCTATTAATTCCAAAGCCTTACCCAATACCTGTAAATCTTGAGACATTAGCGATGCGACCTTTTCGTCGAATTCACTATACGAGCGAGGAACATCCCCATGACCAAGCTCCGCCTGCTTGTAAAGCATTTGAACAGCTTGTGCTCGCTTCTTATGGCCCTTGTTCTCGTTAAAGAGGTGAACCATCGCTGAAGCTACTTTCTCTCTAAGATTTTCGTCGTCCAACTTTCTTTTTAGGGCTTCTTTGTCCATTGATGTCTTTCCCATTAGTGAGGGGGTTTTCGACTTCCGCTGTTGTTGAGACGCACTTACATTTTCTCTCATCTCCTTCAGGGAACGCAATCCTTTTTCTGCTCCCGCTGCCACAATAAATGGTGTGACCACTTTCTTTGCTTTTACTAAAGGTGCCAGTGCGGAGGAGTGCTCTATTTTTTTGTACATTCCCTCACCAACAGGTATTTTTATTTCCTGTCTAAAAATCTTATCACCATAAGGGAGATGCTCTAAAACTCTTCCCGCCGCGATGTCCGCCTTCTGTAAGGGCTTGGACAAGCCCTTCCATAATGCGTCTTGAACACGTTCTTTTCCTAAAGCCTTCTCTGCCACATATGTAATAGGCATCATTACCAAAGAGTCGGAGGAAGTTTTCTTTGCAATTTGCTCCAAACCCTTCCACCCCTCTGTAGGCGTAGCACCGTGGAACCCTCCCACTGAGAGATTTTTAATGCGTTGGCCGTAGCTAGAAGCTGCGCCCCTAATTCCATTGACCAATCCTTTAAAAAATCCGGCTCCAGGCATTTCTTATCCTTCCTGCATCCAAGGTATGAGTTGATCAAGTGTCACATATTCTTTATGAAAAGCTTTCTTCTCTAAAAAAGATGTAACATCCGAATCTTTCATACCGTTTTCGGAAGCTTTCTTTTCGAACTCTGATAACCTCTGAAAGAACGGCAAATTCGCATAAACCTCTGTGAGAGCTAGTGCGTGAGCAACTTTCTCTCTCAGGGTCTGGATAGGAGTATCAATTTCTTCGATACCCTCATCCACAGTAATCTGCTCAGGCGAAGCTTTCTTTGTGAGCTGGTTTGCCAAAGCAAAAATATCTTCACCAGACATTTCTTCTTTAGGCGCAGAAGCTCTCTTGGCAATAACCTCGTCCACTTCCTCAAGAAGGTCTTGAATCTTCTTAGCCATCGTATTCCTCCGTGAGGCCGAGCACAAAGGCCCGGCCAGAGATTACTTCTTTTTCTTCTTATTGTACAGATAACCAGCGCCGCCAAGGGCTCCAGCGTGAGGAAGCACCTTAGCTAATCCCTTACCGGCTTCCAGGATTCTCCCCCCGGCACCGAGATCAGCAAGAATTGAGTCAGCTTTTCCAGGAATAGATGCCCGTCCTGTGTAAGGCCTTCCGGTAGCAGCAGCTCTAACATTTCCACCAATACCTTGGTGATAATCTACGAATTGCTTAATGCCGGGAAGATCCCTGGCTTTTCCCTTAGCTTTTTGAAGAGCAGCCCATCCCTTGGATGCAACGTCTTTGAAACCGGCCAGCTTCTCAACCCTGTCATCAAACCTAATTCCAAAATAATTCATTGATTCAGAAGCGATCTTCTCATCGTAATCGACAACTGAATCCTCTGGAAACAATTCATTATAGAGATTCATGGTTTTTCCTTTCAAATAGGGGGCAGGCCCCCTATAGATTTACAATTCAGACCGATTAGTGACTACCTCTGCTTCTTTTTCTTAAGCTTGTTATATCCGTATATTCCACCAGCAGTTAAGCCAGCAGCTCCAAGAGGAGCAACAGCTTTACCAGCTAAGTGACCAGCAACGCGACTACGGGATGGCTCACCACTCCTTAGTCCTTGGGCATCAGACTTAAGGCCTGCTTTCGCTTTTCTCATCTCATCCATGAAGCCTTCTCTTGGGGCTCTTGTTTTCTCTTTTGCAGCGTCCCATACGCCCTTAAGTTTTCCTTTGGCTGATGAACCAAGACCTTTGGCTGATGAACCAAGACTTCTGGCCTTAGCTACAATATCTGCCCATGCAGCAAGCTTCTCTTCAGCACCGATTTGCGCTACTTTTTCTTCCATGTATGGATAGTAGTAGTACATAGCGTCGCCGTGTCTCTGAGAACCAAGCTTTGTTAGCTCGTCAAACATCCCTCTTTCGATGAATGCACCAAGCTCGGCAGCTTTCTTCTCAGACTCTTCGTCCAACTCTTCTTCTTCTTCTTCTTCTTCTTCTTCTTCTTCAGAAGCAAACTTAGCCATAGCCTCGTCCATCTGATCCGCGATCAAATGAGCTTGCTCTTGTCCGTATGCGTAAACTTCATTTGCTTCCGCAAGTTTTTCCTGTGCTTCTTTTTCAAGATCGCCGAAATCAGTGTTTACTAACGCTTGGTCATATTGTGAAAGATCTTCGTATCTCATGGTATTCTCCTAAAATTCATAAATAATACAATTAAACAAACAAACTCAGAACACAGGACTATCCCCGTAGTCCTTGTAGAAGAACAGCTTTTCTAATGGCAGCT